GGATCGTCACGATGTTTAGCCACTACACGAAAAGTCTGATCTTCACTCTCAGGTGATTGTGATTCGCTACTCATAAGAAGATTAAGAAGGTAAATTAAGGGGGTGAAATAAAAGCCATACTGTAGATAGAGCCTGCGGCCAAAAGCCCAAAGTACAATCTAGCTTCTGGTAGCCATTAAGGGCTTCTGGTTCTTAGGGAACCTGAGCGCAGAGAGTGAATTGCCGAGCCGCCGATTAGGCGGTGACGAATTCTTGGATCTGTTCCAAACGTTCGGGGTTTCCAACCCCTCTCTTATTGGCCTGTTTATAGGGTTGGGATCCTGCGCGCCCCTTCATGCGCCCCTAAGCCCCTAAGACCATTATACCACAGAGGGTCTCAGAAAGTGCTGTACAGCTATAGCTAAGTGGTTGATGTTAGGTAGAACGCGCCCTTTTGAAGCGACACAGAAAACCCAACCCACTGGACTTATTGGGTTTAATATTCCATTTATTCATAAGTAGGCGTAGTGATTAAGGAATCAGGGATTCTCTGACCAAAACCCATAGGATATATTAATGATATCAACCACTTAACATTATGGGAAATATTCACCAATAGGCATATTGGGGTGGATTTGTCAAGTGCCAGAGCGCTGACCGAAACTTTTCTGAAAAAAAATGATTAGTGTGGCAAATAGTCATCAAAATCATAGGGAGATGGTGGGTTTGGGGCTCACTCCACTTTGGCCACCCCTACCCTTAATCATTAGTATAGTCAAGGTGTTACAGTGTTTTCCCTTCTCTCACTGGGCAGTCCACTTTACATTAGAATAACCATTCTATAGTTCACTAGAATAACCATAACTCGTGAAGTAAGGGCCAACATCCCCCCGAATCGCGAGGAAAATCTCGCATCTCGCGCAATGGTGCAAGAAAGAACAATGATGTCGCACTGTTAACATGCAACCCATGGGTATAATTGGGGAATCAACTACGTGAAAGTCTTCGCTTTATCCTTCTAAGTCTGCGCCTCAATCTGCGATACCTTTGCACCATACTATCCTTATCATCCGAGTCATCATCGGCGCTATCATCATCGGGCATTCTGGGTGTAGGACTAGGACTTGGCTCACCATAACACCCATCCAAGAGCCCATTCAAATCCTCTATCTCAATCTGTAATATCTCAATATCCCTGAGCAATCCAATGATATCCTTTCTCTTTTCATTATACCTTTCACACACATACCCCACCACATAACCCCATGCATAATAATTCACTGAATTGAGTGAGTCACAAAGTAATGGCTCCTCATAGCAAACATCGGGGTCAATATCTGTGCGGTAACATCCTATGCGCGGGTCAATAGCCCATGCATTTGAAGCAACCAAAAGGGCCGATAACAGTAGTGTTTTTCTCATACAATGCTATCGCCCAAAAACCCATCACACTTTAGGTCTCGCCACCTCACCCTTTGCGCTCAGGTTCCATAAGAAACATCCTTATGATATCATCCCCTTACACATTTGCTGTTTAAATGTATTGCGTCCCATGATATCATGATATCAAGATGACAAACCAAAAGGAAAACACAATGAAACCAGCATCACCCTTAATCACCCCAAAAGAACTAAAGGACATTGAAGAGTATATCGCCTCTGTATTTCGCAGAGTACGCATTGAGGAAATGCAATTGAAGGTAATAAGGGGAAGCAAGGCTTCCTGAGCGCAAACCAGAAGGGATGGTGTGATGTTTATAACCAAGGAGAATAACACAATGAACGATGGAATATATGAAGCATTCGGCGGGAAAAATAACAAGTGGGTCCGTATGGGCTCAGGTGGCGGGATGTATCTGCGGAGCGATAACATCTATGTGCAGAGGGCCAAAGGGGGATGGAAAGTATATTTCCATAGTGCATGGAAGTCTACCCATAAAACTCTTAAGGAGGCAAAGCGCCATGGGGAGACCTGGGCATCTATGGAGTTGATAAACAGCAAGGCTGATAAGCTAGGACTTTTAAAATTCTAGTGAGGTTTCCAAGCGCTTCTGTGGGGGTGGCTTGGTAACTTTACTTACAGGAAAGCACAATGACTGAAAAGTATGATATCAGAAAAGAGCAAACCGTTTCGCTATGGCAAGAACAGGCATGTGAGCATTGCGGGGATCCTATTTACCAAGGTGATGATATCTTTTATATTCACCATGCCAATGAGGGTGGGGATCCCTTACATGCAACATGCTCTAAAGAGTGTGGTCAGAAGATAGTGGAGAATAAGTGAGATAGCGGCGATATTAACCAACAAATTAAGAGGTAACACAATGGACAAACAAGAGAAGATATTCAAGACATGTATGGATCTCATGCCCGATATGGCCGACATGAGTACCACTAATTTGGTGGCCCATGGCATGGCCATTATTCAAGAATTAATCACAAGAGATTGCGTGGAGATTTTCTTGGGATTGAGTGGCAAGAATTGTGTGCAAGCTAAGGTGCTAAGTACTAATCCTAATGGGCTCATGCTTCAAATCAATGGCAAGATATTTCATCCCGATAATGGGTTTGAGATAAAGCAAGAAGATGATTTTGGAGTATGGTAAATTATATTAAGAGGTAACACAATGGATGAATCTATTAAAGAGCAGTCGATTGAAGATCTGCATAGTACCCTTAATATGATTTGCTTAGGGGTAGGCCCACTCACTGAGGAGGACATAAGATTGGTCAATGAAGCTAAGGCAGAAATTCAAAGAAGAAGAAGAATAGCAGCTCAAAGACGAAATAACCAACAAATTAAGAGGTAACACAATGACTGACACACCAAGGGTATACATAGCATCGCTAGCCCACTATAATGCGGGCAATCTTGTGGGGAAATGGTTTGATGTAGATGGGGATTTGGAAACCGATGTCCATAAGTACATTCACTCCCTTTCTTGCCATGGTCAACCCTGCGAGGAGTGGGCCATTCATGATTATGAAGGCTTTGGAAAGTACAGAGTGAGTGAATATCATGGGCTCCCTGAGCTTAAAGAGATAGCGGAGGCCATTGAAGAACATGGAGAAGCCATCACTGGATACATGGAAAACATGGGAGAGGTTTCCCCCGATATTCCAGCATTTGAAGAGGCATACTCTGGAGAATGGGATACAGAGCAAGATTATGCAGAGCAATTATTTAATGAAATATACCTTAGTGATGTTCCGCAACATCTAGAGGCTTATATTGACTATGAAAAGTGGACAAGAGACCTCTTTATGTGTGATTATTACAGCATTGACAACCCTGAGGGTGGGGTATGGGTATTTAGAAATTGTTAGGGGGATCACATGGCAGGCAGACCAAACAAGAAGAACATTATATTCATCAAGAAACTTAACATCGACACCGATGTTCCAATTCCAGAAGCCCGCACCACCTGGAGCCATTTGCTAGAAGAAATGGAGGAGGGCGATAGTGTGCTTCTTAAAACCAAAGCTCAGGTTGCCGCACTCTGGCAAGCGGCCAAGAGAGAGGGGATTGAGGTGCTCAGCGAGACTGAAGATAAGGGGATTAGGATATGGCGAGTAAAGTGAGAGATAGCACCGAACCAATGGTGTCAAAAGTTGGATGTCTGGATATGCAGGTGTGTGTTCCCACACACTGGACCAATGAGCAAGTGTTGGAATTCGCAGAAGAAGAAAACCCCTGTGGAACAGAGGCGGGGTGGGAGATTCGCAGAGAGGGAAGTGAATGTCTTCGAGGGGCACCCGAGCGCAAGAAGTGTGAGGAGAGAGAAGGATTTATACACATTATGTTGGATGCTTAATTATGACAAACAAAAGACTTTGGACTGGAAGTGCGGACCTCACCACATCTAATGGGGTGGTGTCCCATCACCACTTTGTCTCTCTCGATGGCGATCACTTCTATGAGGTAGACAGAGAAATATCATGGGATGACTATAGCGATCTTGAAGAGCTTTTCAAACCCACCATTACCCTCATGTCAGGTGGGGGTAAGAAAATGTGTGGTAAGCTTTCAATGAGTCGGAGGTGGATACTAAGTTTTACAGAAAATGGAAAGATAGAAGAACTTTTACAACCAAACATTAAGGAGTAAGCATGTCAAAAAGAAAACAAACAACAAAGCAGGAATGGGAAAGGCTTGTGAAAAAGTTTGACAAGAGCAACCTCACACAAGCAGGGTTTTGTAAGGGTGAGGGTATTAGGCACTCAGCATTTGCCTATTGGTGCTCTCGCTTATCAAGCAAATCCAATTCCAAGTACTCAATGAGAACCAAAAAGAAAGCCCCTAGAAAGATAGCGGCCAAGGACACATCTCCATTTATAGAAATCACTGACCAAACAGAAGAAAGATCCTTCACAGTGAAGCAAAATGGGGTTACAATCACTATGCCTCTCGATGCATCTGCGGAAAGCATTCGTAATGTCATGGGGGCACTTAACCAACCAATGGAGATTAACCAATGATAACAAGAGCATACGTACACAGAAGTCCCATACACATGGGGCTTTCTTTCGATGGATTGAGCGCAATAGCAAAGGGCTCAGTGAAGAAGGATCCAAAGTCAGGACATTTGTTTGTGTTTTTCAATAGGGCAAAGACCTATACTAAAATACTGTTCTGGGACGGTGAGGGCTTTGTAATTGTGGCCAAGCGACTTGACAGTGAGGAGTTTGACATACCCCAAACTAAAGAGATAGCGCTAGGTAAGCTCACAACCATACTTGGCGATTTAGATGTGGGATGGCTGGCCCCACACTTCACCCTTAACACAACACCACTTAAGAGAGCAGCATGAACACACTCCCTCTTGATGCAAAAAGTTGTGTATGCACCACCAGCACAGAGGGGGAATGTGGTTTAGTGGGATTCGAGGAGGGGGTGGAGTATCGCTTCAGTGATTTCTGCACCTCCAAAATCTCATGGATAAGGATGTTTAAACCCAAGGGGGGTGGGTGGATCAAAGATGAAACCATCACCCCCAGGGTATTTAATCTCTTCTTTGAGGAATGTGAGCAACATGAGACATGTGATAAACAGAGAGAACGAAGATTATGAGGCCACAATGGGGTATTCAGAATCATTCTATGGATACTTTGTAGCACTAAGGAATAAGGAGAGCGAACACTTGTCCACATATTTTTTCATCTCCATGGAGAGAGCCACAGAGTTTTTAGATGAGTTTTTTGAATGTGAGAAACAATTTACAATGATGTAGGTGAGCACATGAAGGTTGAAATTAAGAAACAAATACTGTTTAGGTTAAATAAAAAAGAAAAGAAGGCCCTTCAGCTTGCAGTGATAGAGAGCAAGTGGGATAGTGTGCAAGAATATTTAATTGCCCTCATAAGGGGGGACTGTCTACGGAGAAAACTATGGGACAACAAACAAGAGAAACAATAACAAATAGTACACCAAAGCCTTGTGACTTCAATAAGATATTACAGGTGCTTGACACTTCAAGGGCGCAATCTCTTAAAAGGGTTAAAACAACTACAGAATTAATGGATCAAGAAAGCGGAGAGATTGCAACATATAATTTGTCAGTAGATCTGTTGGGCCATTCTATCAATCACCGTGGTGTAAGTGCGGTAATTGACCTTCTTAATAGTGCCCAAAAGGAAGGACAGTTAAGAATTAATCCGGTAGAAGCCCAAGAGCGTTAAGCTCACTTTCACTTAGCTCCCCTCCTTTGGACTCTGAATCATCAGATCCAAGGAGGGAGCCCGAATTAATAATCTGTATTATCCACTTAGCAGAGGTGAGATCACCCCTTCCCGCACCAGCTTTTCCATGTATAGCAGCTTTGAGAATGGCGTCACAGATGTCATGCTTAATCTCTTCAAGTGCTTGGGCAAGTGAATCATGGAACCATCCTCTCTTGTCAATCTCTTTCCTTACCCTATCCCATTCAAGTCCAAGGTCATTGGCCACAAGGGGGAAATTGATGCTACACTGAGCCCTCACACTTTTCACAAAGTTCTCAAGGTCCACCCTGCTTGCCACCTTCCTATTCACCCATGTCTCCCACGAAATTGATTTCATCTGCCAACACCTCATCTGCAATGTTTAATTTCTCCAGGGTGGGAGCCTCCTCCAGTGTACGTAGGGACAGCGCTCTCTTCTCCTCTCTTAACCTATACATGGTGTTAATAAGCTTATGAAGCGCTGCAAATGCTCTCGCACACTGGGGCTTCCTCCAAGCAAATATCCTTGAGGTTTGTCTGAGCCCAGGAACTCCTGTGGTCTTGTCTTCATACTCTTTATACACATGTATGCGGTATGAATAGCAATGCACATAGCGCTCCACCATGAAATTAATCACAGTGGGACGCTTGCCATGATCCGAAAGCGCTATGGGAATCTTGTACTGCACTATCCCCGCTTGCTCAGCTTCGAGGTTCTTCATATGAATGCGCTCCAAAGATTGCACCCCTCTTTCAAACTCTTCCAGTCTGCGCTCAGTGAGAAGTATGGGTGGGGCAAACCTCCAAAAGTTGGGGGTGCTTCCATCCTTTGGGAAGTCCCAGTAGGCTAGGCTCTTAAGGTAAGCCTTCCCCGCACATCCAATGATGGTTCCAGTGGTGGGCACAATCCCGTACCACACCACCCTATGTTCCCATACATTGTTAGGTCTGGCGGGCCATGTGTCCACCATGACTCTTCCGGTGTGGAGCTTAAGTGGAAAGTTCTCCAGTACCCACCGCCTTGCTTCCCTTGCCTCTGGTGGCCAGCACCTTCTCATCCCCTTTTCCTGAATCCACCTTGGCATCGACTGCCTCAGTAATTCTAAGGTCCATTCCACTTGGTACTTTGAATCTTTGTAATGATTCATAATACAATACAACCTCCTCTTCATTCACATGTTCAACCTTCACGAGTCTTCGATAATTAGCGTATCCATGCTTTTGCCCATCGCACAATGCACCAATTTCGTTATTCAAATACTGGTCCCTGTACTTTGGATTTACATCAGTGGGTACACTAATAGTGATTCTGTTTAAGAACATTTGTCATTCTCCAATTGTTTTATGTTAGTTAAATATAAATCAAGCGCCTCTGATATTTCCTCTGATTGTGCGAAGTGCCCCTCCCCGCTCACCCTGTAATACAAATGTTCCAGTATGAGGTTCCTCCCCGAACGCTGCAAACAGCTCATGTTTCGCCCTGGGGTGTGGAGCCTTTGTAATATCCTACCCACCTCACCCTCCTCCACCCCAATGAGGGAAAGTATCTCTTCATAATCAAGGTCCTCCATCTCGTGGGGAAGGGGAATCACATTACATCTTGATACACAACACACAAAGCAATACACCCCACGCTTTCCCCCTTGGATTTTCTTGCCCAAGGTGCTACCACAGGCGAAGCATTCAAAGCCCTTTAAGAAACCCACCTTGAAATCCTCACTATGGCACCATACTCTCCCCCTTCAAGCTTCTCACCTGGGTATTTGATCTCATATGATTCAATGATTAAACAATCATCCCTGATTACCTTTGCAGATTTGAGTATGTCAAAAATTGCGCCCATGCGGTTATCGAGATCGCTTCCCTTTGGGTCTTCATTTATTGTGTCCTCTCCCCATTCGGTGAACCATGTCTCATTGAAATCATATATCTCTGTATGTACAGAGAGAGGCCCATCAAGAGTGGGACCCTGATATTGTTCATTTATCTGACTTACATATAAGGGCAATTTGCTTTGATACGCTTTGCTTGGGAAGGAGAGTGGTCTTCCGTGGTGTATGACCAATTGTCTTGAGTTTTTCTTTGACGGAACCCGACCTTCTAGCACCAATTCCACTATAGGTTTTCCGCACTCCTTTATCTCCAATACCATGACACTGTAACCCAACTAAAACATGAAAGGCCCTCACTGCCGCACACGGAACTTTGTATGCATGGATGAACCTATCAACCTCTTCACCACGAAAGCCACTCATAAGCATATCATGAGCAAGCCGCTCCATTTTCTCTCTGTACTTGGGATACAATTGGCAAATGAATTCAAAAGAATTATACTGTGGGAACCCATCCACTACGTTCCGAATGAATATCTGTTCCCACTGTGTTATAAAATAATCATACTGTGGACACCACACTAGCGCAATATATTTCTCATGGAAACTCTTTAATGTGCAATTTGTGGGCAAGTATTGTCAGCGCCTCAAAAAAACCACAATGATGTACCTTCTTAATGAAATCTATACTATCCCCCTTCTCTCCGCAACCTAAACAATAAAAATAATCTCTGAGGCACCCGAATGATCCTTTGGTTTCGTGATGAAAGGGACAAATAAAATGATTCCACTTACCATGCTTGCCCACAAAGGGGGTAATGGCTTCCACTAATGGGGTAAGATCCACCCTTTCTTTAACCATTTCTTTCAAACTCTTACCATGATCTGTGATCTTTGGCACAGGGGTGGGGTTTTTTAACTCTAAATGTTCGCTATGGGAGGGGCTGAGCGCAAGAGGAAGGTGTGGCTTGGCTGATTTAAGTGCTATCTGCAAGTAGTGGTGGAGCTTTCTCCTTTGCCAATCGGGAATCCTACTGTACCCATCCCATTCAAACTGTTGTTTGAAGAAATCTACACAATCTCCCTTGGGTGGCAGGTTTAGTAAGTTGCATAACAATGTTCTAGGTGGAGAGGGGAGCTGTGCCAGAGAGGTAGCTACTGAATCAGCGAAAACCATCCCCGCATTGTCATTATCAGGCAGAATGCACACCCCAACCCGCCCATTAAGGGGAGAAAAGTCTGCATGTTGCACCGAATTGGCACCGAAAGGAGGACTTACCGCCACATATCCCAATTGGTGGAGAGCCCTTGCACATTTCTCACCCTCCACCACTAACACCCCAAGGTAAGGTTTCTTGGACAAAAGGTTAAGGCCATATAGAGGGCGCGGTTTGTCTGCGGAACCTTTAAGAAAAGAATTGTATGCACCTTGTCTAAAATACGGTAGGATGCGTTTGCCCTGGATGGAATCATACCTCGCTACCCATCCAAGGACTTTACCATTAGTGCTCTTATAGCACCACGCATAGGTGAGGGGGGAGTCATAGAAAAATCCTGGGGGATGCCACATTTAAAACCTCTCAGGCTAAAAGATTAGAGGCATTCCCTTGCAGGGGCAAGTGGGAAATTTCTTGTCCCCCCTCACATTTTCCATATTGCGCTAAGAGGAGATCCATGATAAAATCAAAGTACCTTTAGAGACAGAAATTCTCTGTCTAATTTTCCTATTTAATTGGTTTTTCAGAGTGGCGAATGGTAGCCACAAAGAAGCCCAAGACCTAGCTCGCCACCTTCGGTGGCTCACACCTCACCCTCTGCGCTCAGGGTCTCTAAGATCGCAAGGTCAGGTGATGGTTAATTTAAGGCAGAAGGGGAAGCTATGCCCACAACACAAAGTATAAAAATAAATATTAAAGTGTTGCGTGAAGAATATGTGTTAAGTAAAGTACACATAGTTTAATTATATAAGGAGATGCCATGAACGTTGATCCCCAAGATTGTTTCGGTGATGATTTCAGCGCTAAGAGCAAACCAAGATTTACCTATCTGACTCTTGGGAACAAGAACCCGCAGGTCGATGCGGAAGAGCGTGATGGGAAAACCTTTTATGGAGACAAGGAGTTTGGTCAATTTTATTACAAAGGCGCTGATGGACTTCAGAGGATAGATCCCTTTAATGTTGTGGTGCTTTTCTATACCCCTTCACGAAAGCTCGCCCCTTACAAGGGTGCAGAGACAAAGATTCTTTGTGAGTCTCGTGATGGTCTTGTCCCTTCCATAAACATAGACAATCCATTTTGTAGAGAGATGGGTCTTGATACCTTGGAACAACAGCTCCTCACAAAGAATTTATCACAGGTCAGGGTGGATGCTATGATTCGTTCTGTAACTGGTGATGGTAAGCTTCAAGCTTGCTGTTATAAGGGTGCCACTGGGGGGAGGTGGGATCTCTGTCCCAAGAGTAAGAAGGATGAAATCACAGGAAACAAACCATGTGTGTACTTTGAGAAGATATTTATTCAGGACCTTGATGGTGATAGACAGTTCCGAATTGACCTCAAGGGTCTCAACCTTCAGAACTATGATAAGTATGTGTCACCGTGGAGCGAATATAAGAAGTGGGTTTGGGAAAACAAGGTTCCATATTGGGGAGTGCAGGCTAAGCTCTGTGGTGCAATTGGACCGAAAGGTTATGCGGTTTGGAATTTCACCGAACCTCAAACCATTTCAGATGCAACTATAAGTAAGGTGGTGAATGATGCACATCAGGACATTTTTGATTGGTACAATAAGCAGAGTGCTCCGCCATTGGATGGCCCCACAAAGGCAATACAGGGAAGCTCACAAAAGTTTGATGATGATGACATTCCGTTTTAAAGGTAGCGCGAGTTCTTGGGATAATTAGGCAGAAAAGACCCGAAGGGGGGTGGGTCTTCGTTCCCCTCCCCCTTCTTTTTAAGGCCAACTATGAATTCAGACCCTAACACAATTTTCGTGGTCCTACAAGGGTTTATGTTCCATACCAAAAAAGACCTAAGAATCTATGGATGTTACAGCTCCTCCAGGTTTGCGGAGAAGGCTGTAAAGGTGATAGGGACTAAGTACCAGCATCCAGTGTTTGAAGATCTTGAAGGTCCCAGTTCCCCAGTGCCCCCAACTATTCTTGAGATTCCCCTCGATGTTCACCCTGACAACACTGCATATAGAGAAGGATGTCATCTCAGTTTTAAACGGAATGTGGGACTCGATCCCTTTTGGTTGTGTAATGATGTTGTGGAAAAGGAAAGCACATGAGTGTACCGATAGTGTTGGATATCGAGACTATAGCAAGGCCCGCGAGTCAGGGGGAATTAGAACATTGGAGAAAGAGATGGACCCCGCCCGCTAATTACAAAGACCCAGTGAAGATTGATGCCAAGCGCAAAGAAGATGAAGAGAAGTGGCTTTACAAAAGACAATTTACAGCAGCAGGGGCTAGGATGATATCATGTGCTGTTTGCGTTGTGGAAGAAGAGATTGCACATGCGGAAGCTGTGAGTAGTGATGACATCTGTGATATTTGTTCTTGGCTTAGGGATTATCTCGGAGAGTTTCATGATTACAAACTCATCACATACAAGGGCAGAACATTTGATTTGCCCATAGTGGCTCGAAGTTTAGCGGACGCAAATGTAAGATTAAAAAAGCCAGTGGGTAAATGGGGGGTAGTGGATCTCTATGAGTACCCCTTCTATCGTACAGGTGGTCTTAAGCAATGGTGCAAGGTGTTTGGTATTGAGTTTGATGATTCAATTGATGGATCAAACATTGCAGAATTGTATGAGGCAAAAAGGTGGGAGGAGATAAGGGGTTATAATCTTGAGGATGTACATATCACCGGAGAACTCTATTACAAGCTCACTGCTCTCTATGAATTATGAATGACCAACGTACCGGACTACAAATACTCACTGAGAAGTGGTGTCATGGATTGGATGTGAATGTGGATGCGATATCCAATATGATAGATAACTGTGATGAGTCCGAAATGGAACAGCGGATTGCGCTCAGTGAGATTGTTGCAGAACTCAAGAGACAATCTATTTATCTCGCAGATCGTTATGGTATCACCGTGATAATTGTGGATGACAATGACGAAGACGATGTACAGCATTGAGTTTTTTAAAAAGGTTGAGCATTATCTTTCTCTGCTCAAGGTTCATTTTCCTGGAACCATAGTGGAAGAGATAAGAAGCCAAACACTAAGAGAATCAGATGACGCTATCAATAGACTATCCAATTACAGCTCTTCAGGCATTAAGACTCATTCAAGAAGACCCCGCTCTGGTGGCGGTGGATGAGGGTGGGACAAGGTTTAGGTTTAGGGCAAGTGAAGTGCAGTATAGAGATAGGGAAGGTAGGTGGAAGGATGCGCCATTTTGGTTCTTTCACAAGAGTTTTAAGTTTGAAAGATTAATTGAGGGAACAGGATGAGATTTATAAAAGTGGATGAAGATGAGTGGGTTAATGTTGATTGGATTCAGGAAATAAAATTGTTTAGGCAGAAGGAATCTTGGTGTGTTCAGGTGCGATTTGTTGGAAATGAATTTGAAGATTTGAGAGAATTTAAATTCACCTCAGAAAGCACTGGCAGAGATAAACTTAATGCCCTTCTTTCACAGGTAAGAAAATGAGTGTTCATTTCCTTTCAAAGAATTCAGAATGGGAAACCCCACAGTGGCTTTTTGATAGGCTGAATGAAGAGTTTTTCTTTACACTCGATGTTTGTGCATCTTATACTAATGCTAAGTGTGAACAATATTACACCAAAGCAGAGAATGGTCTTACAAGAGCTTGGTTTGGAACTTGTTGGATGAATCCACCTTATGGGACAGAGATATCTGATTGGGTAGAGAGGGCATACGAAATGCAGAAGTTGGATGGGCGCATCGTAGGGCTTCTCCCCGCACGTACCGATACCAGATGGTTTCATGATTATGTGATGAAGGCTAAGGAGGTTAGGTTAATTAGGGGAAGATTGAAGTTTGTAGGTGCAGAACATTCGGCACCCTTCCCCTCCATGATTGTGGTATGGGGTCCGCAGGAATATGAAGTCCCACGGTTCACTACATATAGGTTGAAGGAGTCAAAGAAAGAGAAATGCACAAAAGAACACGCGAAATCCCTAGAGTGCTCAGCGATCCCTACAGAGCCCTCATTACAGCAGTGCTTGAAAGAGCGCTTTTTGATGCAGCCTATCTCCCCTTTGCAGGGGTTGGGGAGTCTACAACCACTCCTCGGAGCACCCTCCTTGTCCACACTAGGGCTAAAAGGTGGTTTAACCTCGAAGAAAGAGGAACCATGAGTCTGTATTGGATTTGTGAACATTTAGAGATTGATCCCATAAAGATTATCAGGTTTGTTAATTCAGATGGTTTTACGGAGATAATGTGTGGCTACTACAAAGGCGAAAAGAAAGAGAAAAGGTCAGGGGTCGCCGATTTTGGTGAGATGGTTCGATGCTTTCTCGATGGACGAGCCGGGAAGTACCCTTCTTGGAATGGAAGTTGTCATGGATGAGATTGGATTCTATTGGGGTGAGTCTGAAAAGTATGTGTACATTGTGAGAGAGATCTCAGATAACAATGGCCCCAGGTTTGGCATGGGTATTCCAAAAGTTAATATTATCAGGAGGAAATGGCTATGAGAAAGAGAAGAAAGAAGCTGGTGATTAATCGCAGAAGGTGGCTCAGGAAGAAGGCCAATGGAAAATTTCACGGATCTCCTAGGGGTCTTTCAGCATTAAATATGAATGGATATCGATGTTGCTTAGGTTTTTATTGTGAGCAATTTCATGATAAAACACTTGAGGATCTTGGCTTCGAAAATTTTCCTTATATTTTGGATATTGATGTAGATTTAGCGGATTGGCAACGTAAGGTAGCATCGATAAATGATCGGGGATCACACTTGGCTCCAAAATCGGACGGGAATATCTCAGTCGGTGCGTCTGATAGCGAGCAAGAGGTACAAATTGCCCAAGAATTTAAAGAAGCACTTGGGATTACTGTGGAGTTTGTAAATTGATAGAGTTTGAAAAGCCCCACCCAAAGTACAAGAGCTTCTTTGATTGGCTCCATGAGGCAGATGTGTATATGAAGTTTGCGGTTGTGGATAGATTCAATAACTGGTTCAAAAGAGTGGGGAAAGATACCTACCGCAAGGGTTGGAATGTAACGGTGTGGAGAAAGTGGACCCCAAGCAACAGATACACCAAGCGAAGATTCGCCGAACCTTACACTCTGCGCTCAGCTCACCTCCCTTTCTCTCTTGCAAAGAGAATGATAAAGGCGCACCCTAAGCAAACTCTTGGACGATATCTTGGGAAGTTTAAGAACAAGCCAGTGAAGTTTAGTTATGTGTCAGGTAATTGGGATATTTATTATGCTGGAGTGCAAGCGAGCTTCCCTGATATTGACAAACAAAAGGTAAGGATGCTTGAGTTTGCCCGCTTACTTGAGCATTTGGTATGTGATGATATAATATTTAATTTCAAGCGCCACAAATGATTCGCTTCATAGGCATATTATTGGTGGCTTTGATGGGAGCTGCTTGTGGTTATTTCTGGGGAATATCGGGCTTCGTTAGCTGTGAGCAGCTCCACTTTAGACTTAACAAGATAGTGAGGGTTTGTCCCTTACTGGAGGAGGCACATGAACATTACACTTTTTAATCCAGAAGATCTTAGAGAGGCATTCTTTCGTGGGGCTATGATTATGGAACAACTTTTAGAATTGCCCTACGCTACCACCCCTGAAGAATTTTGGGACAATGAGGTAGCGGCAAAGGGGTTTGAAAACTTTGTGGATGAATTGCATGACGAAGAAGAAGACTAATGGCCCCACCTCCATGGAGGATATCGCAAAGTTTGACCCTCACCTTGAGCACACACTTGAACTGAACAATCTCAGAAACCTTGTGTATGGACTCAAGGCAGATGTTGAAAGAATATCCTTCATGGCAATAAACAATCGTGCCAATTATCTTGCGGTACTGGATAAGGTTAGGCTCATTGAAGAGTTGATGCATTACATTCGTGAGGAATGTACGTGAAGATTAAATGGACTCTGAGTTCCTATGGGGATGAATTGGTAACAGTCACAATAGTTCATGAGTTCCCTATGAAGCTCTATAGAGCATTTGAATATTATTGTCAGAAGAATGATACCGATCCAGAAAGATGCTTTACTGATATAATGGAGGATCTCCTAAGCAGACAGAGAATTAACCCTGAAGATTTTGCATGACAAAGGTGCTCTCCTCGACACCGAGATATCGGGGAGCCCCCAGGTATCCCGAAGTACTGCTTGGGGGCTTTTAATTAATTAAAGGAGAACATATGGAAGAAAAAGAAATGGAAGTGAAAGGAGAACCTCTTTCTGAGGAGAGAATAATTGAAATGGAAGAGGCAGTAAGGGGATGTATTAGAAACACTGAGTCAAATGGTCTCATGTGTACCTTGGCTCTTATGCTCTTGAAAATTGAATCGCCAATTCGAGCTAAGTCTTTGGCGAAGGATCTTAGGGGAGCATATGAAAGTGCATTAAGGGGTCTTCAAATGTGGGAAGACAAAAGTGTGAAGGAGAACAACACATGACAGAGAAATTGATTGACACCCTTGAGGATCTTCAAACTCAAATGCTTTCTGAGTTAGCCCTCGCCGCTCTTGGGGTGGGAGCAGCAAGTAAGGATTATGGTAGAGAGACAGGATTTAATGATTTAAAAAGGCAATACATATCTTTTCTCGATGGGATCAGGGCAAATCTTGAGAAGTTTTGTATTAAAGAAAACAATACAGTTGAAATCATTGATAGAGAAGAAGATTAAGTGGTAGACACTGAGCGCCTTCAATTAAAACTTCTTGAACTCACCTGCGATAATTGTGGGAAATTACAGGAGAAGTTTTGTATTATGAAATATAATGAACAGAAGTTGATTTGTTGTGAGGAATGTTACCATTCACTTCCCACTCCAATAAAAGATTTAGTGGATTTCATTGATCCAGAGTGGGTGATAATGAGTGGCGAAGCGAAGGATATGATTGAGAGAATGACTAATTGAGGTGAAGAATGGATAATGATGGATTAAAGGTGTTCGCCGGTCTCGTGATTTTCTTAGGGGCTGTCATGGGGCCACTTATGTTCATGGAACTGAAAAAGTTGGAAACTGAGCGAACCATACAGCTCGATAGAAATGAAAAGTTATATGCTGTGGGTATGGCTTGGGCTGAGTAGGAGGATTCTCGTGATTGACCGTGGTGAGGATAGGAGAGAGAAGTTAGAAATATCAAGGGCAGACGCCCTGCGCTGGATGATGGAGTCTCCAGACAATATTATTGAGTATGATGCATACTCAAACTGTAAACATTACAATCGGTGGAAGGATGACATGTTATGGTTTTCCACTGACGGACCAGGCGGAGAATATAAGGCCACAACTTCTACTTGCTGGCTTTATGAAACTGAGTTTTGTGCCTTTAGAAGATTTAGGAAATTTGGAAGCCAACCTGTTTATGGGAGGGTAGAGCTGGAAGGCAAGACCTATGCGTTGGTTCCGATAGAGGACGAGAGGTAAAAAACTAAGGAAGCTATGGGATACAGTACACAATTTACGGGCGAACTAAAATTTAATGAGGAATTATTAGCCTCCGACCTGGCCTTCGTTAAATCATTTTTTGGTGAGGATGTTCGTGAGCATCCAGAGTGGGGTATTAAAGATTTGTATTACATGGACCTAACTTTCAATAATGATATGTCGGGCGTGAAGTGGGACGGCTCTGAAAAAACATACGGTATGGTTGAGCAGGTAAACCTGATTGCGCGAGAAATGCAAAAACGACGCCCTAACTTTCACTTTGTCGGCACGTTAAATGCTCAGGGAGAGGACGCGGAGGACCGGTGGACACTGGTAATTAACACAGAGGGAATCGCCGAAAAGATTAAGGTTGCGATAGCTGGCCCAGTCGCGGAGTGTCCTCACTGCGGTGGACGAGTAGTCGTATCAGAATTATTGAATAGGGATTAGAATTGGAGTTCTGGGGAAGAAATCAATGATTAATTTGAGCACAAACCGCAGTTTCGTAAAAGAGGTGAGGATTGGTAGGTGGTTTATCCAGTTCTGGCCTGAAGATAAAGTCATTAAGGTTCTTCGGTCACCCTGGCTATGGGGTAATCCAAAGCAAGTAGCTGAATGGACCTATTGAATCCCGACAATCAGTATTCTGGAGAAGAAGAGATATGAAAGAGAAAAAGATCTGGAAAGTTAGGGGCGCAAAGACAAATCGGGGAAGAGAATTTGTGCCAGAATTTATCGTAGAGTGTCTCCCAGCAGAGGCGTGTAAGGGCAACTGGGCCGCAAGGAATGCTCTTGACATTGAAGGGTATACGATAAGTGATGCTCCATTCTGGTACGGGAAAGTTGGCGCACTGGGGTATATTTATTCAGAGAAACATCTAAACCAGAATCCCGAGAACCAGAAAACTCAGTCCGAAGGAAGCAATGACTAAAGAAGAACATGCAGCACAAGCATACTATTGCAACCCAGGTTGTGAAATTTGTAGACCAGATAATACATGTGCGTATTGTGTTCGGGGAGCTTTTCTTGCTGGTATTAAATGGAGAGATAATAACCCTGTGTCGCAAAGTAATCGTGAGGAATTTTGGCACAAGAGAGCACAAGAGCATAGGAGAACATTGGAGCAGATTAGGAGCTTAACTAATGACTAAAGAAGAAGAGGCAGCGGAAGAATATGTTAAATGTGGTGCAGCCCGACTTCATTCGATGCAGCCCAATATAATGCGGTGTTCATTTCTGGATGGCATTAAGTGGGCAAGAGAAAATCCAACAAAAATTATAATGCCAACCAATCTCTATGCCGCTGCCGAGGATCTTGAGGCGCTTGGACGCTCACACGATTTACTGAAGAATCGGGTTTACAAACTTGAGCGAACGCTAGAGGATACAGCACAAACAATTAGAATGGGAATTGAATAATATCAAGGAGAAATCACATGCCAGTGAAGATAAAAAAAGTAGGAACTAAATTCAGGGTGGTGGAGTCTAGTGGCAAGATTGCAAAGAACAAAGCAGGCACCGCCCTGGATGGTGGGGGACATGCTTCTCAAGCGGAAGCTCTTGCTCAAGTGGGAGCTATCAACACCCCGAAATCCAAAAGAAGGAAATGATTTAACTTAACCAAAGGAGAATAATATGTATTTAGATACACGCAAAAGTATTGAACTTCACCAAATTGAAAATGGCTTTCTTGTGGAGGCATATCTACCCTCTACACACCAGAATGCTTATTGGTTTAGCACCAATTTCAATGATGCTGTTGCCATATTTCAAGATGTGTTTAACAATGAGGAATTGTGGAAAGAGAAGGAAAAAGAAAAGAATAGTGAGTAATGGCTGACTTTTGTAAGCAATGCAGTATGGAGATTTTCGGAGAAGACTTCGGAGACATGGCCAACCTTGGAAAGTTGGAAAGTGGTGACCTTGAGAAGTTAAAAAGGGGTGAGGGCTGGTCAGTGTTGTGTGAAGATTGTGGAAGTATTGTTGTGAATGAAGAGGGTGAGTGTATTGCGGAGTGGTGTAAAAAACATGGGGCTAGCACAGTTAAATTGAGGGAATAATGGACAAACAATATCTTGGAGATTCAGTGTACGTACAACATGACGGTTTACGTGTGTGGCTTACAACCGAAAATGGTTTACCATCAGATCCCAGTAATAAAATCTGCATGGAACCTTTTGTTTTTGAAGCATTAAATGAATATGTAGAATGTTTCCAAAAGAAAGCCCTACCCTTACAGGGTAAAAAAGAAGAGAACAGTGAAACGTAGAGATTTCCTCAAAGCATTAGGGGCGAGTGGGGCATTTTTAATTGTGCCCTACAAGCCCAAACTTCTTGGGGCACCCGAGCACAGGGTCAATAGAGAAGATAAGATTTATTATGTTCATGACATGCACTGGTTTGAAATAAGAACACAGGTGGGTCATTATGGACGGGATCTGGGTTTTGCCTGGTATGGTCTGTGTCCAAATAAAAACCTTGTTGTGGTAGAATATGGAAATGCAATTTGGATTGAAAATTACCATCATCGCAAGTCCGATGGAGGTTTTATGTTGGGGGTGATTGCTGCATTGTGGGCAGATTTTAAGGTGATTGGGAATAAGAATGGATTCTTCACTCAGGGCGCACCAAGCCTCAATCTGTTTAAAGATAAGATTATAAATTACACACAAAAAAATGACCCACCCTCCCTTGTAGGGGAAAGGTGGGCCTAACCAACAAACCAAAGAAGATTTGTCTAACACAATGAATTGAATTCACTTCACTTTACACCATTGTACAGCACCTCACTTCAATTTGCAATCACAGTGTAACTGTCACGTTCATAAGGTAGCGATTTCCTTAGAAAAAACTCAGTAGCATATCACCGATTCTGGTGAGTATGTCTGCATAGTCCACTGCCCATATCGCTGCGAGTGCTGCAAGGGTTTTTAACACCTTGGATTTTAAGCCTTTCTTAAGTGGCATATGATCTCCTCTATTTTATGATCTAACAAAAAGTGTCACTATTGGTCCTCTCTAAAATCCGACCCAGGATAGCGACATCACGATGAGTGATAAGATACTCACGGCTCCTTGGATTACGGAATCTTCCATCACCGACAATTCCTTGTCCTCTGTTTGTCCATCCAAGCACGACTTTACAGTGACAGTAGCGATGCAGGTATTCTCTAAAATCCCTTGGGGACACTCTAGGACGGTATGGATCTGTTCCTGATGTGTCAATGGACACTCCATCGAGGTTTGCGATACATTTTCTGAAGAGCGGGGGGCGCACCCCATGAAGCTCAGTAAGAACAGCTTCGGTATAAGGGTTAGCTGCCAACCCCACCGGATTCCACGCGAGTGCATAAGGCCATATCTCCCTGACTGTATTCCTTAGAGCCACAAGAGCACACATTGAAAATTGGCTCTCAAGGCCAAGCGAAAGCACAAGAGTGGTGCGCTCACTTTTCGATTGATTTACAAAGATTAAAATCTTGTTTAAGCGCCTCTTTATCCGCTTCTTGGTGGACTTGGCCATGATGCACAATCTGGTATTGTATTCCCTGACTGAATCATTTCTGAAAAGCTCACCCTTCTTTAGCCTATGATTCCTTCTACCTGCCTCATTGGTGAGGTGGATCTCAAGCAGGTGATCCTTTTCTACCCAGAGCGCAAGCACCCTTCTCACACAAGACCTATCCGATCCAAAGGTTCCCCACAACACACTCATGGCAGGCATATTCACATTCTTCATCATGGTAACCCACCTATCACATGGGAACTTGGGGTGGAAAGCAGCGAATGCACTTATTCCAAAATAGGGTTTCTTTATAAGCCCAGGTGGGTCAGTCTCTTTTAGAACCTGGGCGGGGAGTGTGGTTGCTATTACTAAAATAAGAATGAGCCCTATAGTGTATCTCATCACAAAGTAGGTATAGAAAGAATAGAACCAATTGAGGCACTAACCAAAGAAACAGAATTACATTACTGACAATTTCCGTACATCTGGAGATAGGGTTTCTTTTTGGCATGGTCCAATATTAATGGTGGATACTTACCTGAGCCATTGTAGAGGCGGAGCGCCCGAGTGTAATCGCCATAAGCTCTCTTCACCAAATGAGCCAAATACTTTGCACCAAGGTCAAGATTGAGTGCAGGGTCCCTGAGCGCAACATCCAGATAATTGCATTTCAACTTACCAAACCATCTTGCGGTTTCTCCCATGATTTGACATAGGCCATAAGAGGTGGAGCGCATTACTTTTTCTGTATCCAGAGTGGGTATGGGGGATGGGGTGTATCCTGAAAGTTCCCCTCTATCTTTTGGTAAGATAAGTTTGGTGTAGAACCTTGGCTCAAACCTTGCTGCAAGGTAATCGCCCCTGCTTTCCTGCCACACAATAGAGGCCAATATTTCCTCTGCCACATCATGTTCAAATGCGGCATCTGAGATTAATGTCTTAAGGCAAAGTTCGCGATTAGGGTCACTATCCCTCCGAACACTGCACCCATTAGGGCTCCCCATGTTCCTGCCTTTCCTTGAAGTTTGGCAATATCAATTAAACATTGCTTTACATCGAGGCGCAATTCATGCACCTCTTGTTTTAAATCTTCCACAGTGGTGAGAAGAGTTCCTTTATGTTGTTCCCAGGTCATTGTTAAAGTCCTGCGGGCAAACTTCCCGCTGTGGTTTCATGTCTGAGGTGTCTGCAACATTGCACTGGCACGAGCAACATTTGACGGAGTTGCTTTTCATGGGGTATCCACTTCCAGGTAAACCTTCTTGCCACCGGGAGCCCCCTACTTTCTCTTTCGTAGGCATGAACCAAGAAAGTATCTTCTGGACTAAGGACATACCAGCTTTTATTATCATCTGCGCTATATTCCACATGGGGGTTTACAAACACTCTAAACACTGCATCTTTATACTTTGGCCACCAATCCTTTCTGGATTTAGTGGAATGCGATTCATTTAAAATCTGTATCACCTGCCACCGCATAAGCTTAGGTCTTACCTTATAACTACGAAAGGCTCTCACCCACCTATCATATGCCATGTCTCTCTCAAGCTTAAGGGTGAGTTCTTTTGCGGTCAGGATGATTCTATCCTCATCGGAGCCCTTGGCTGCAAATTGATTTGACCATCTTGGCCAACCATTACAGCAATTAAGGGACACATCGCTCTCTATGTTATAGAAGAACTTTGGTAACATTTCGCCTCTATGTGTGTTGGTTATTCAATGAGACCAGTCTTTTTGGCCTTCAGTACCTCTTTTACATTGCGTTTCACAATGATATCTCTGAGTGCTTTTTCTTGCTCAAAGGCAAGTGAGCGTTCAAAGTCTTGTTTCTCTACCCTCACCCCAGAAAGAGAGGTAAGAACTGATTGTGCTATTGGGATATCTGCATCAAATGCATTGCGAAGGGTGGCATTTGCCCTTGCAATTGCGGGAATTATATTAATGAGCATGTAGTAGCGCCCTGGGTCTGCAATAAGATTCCCTTCTCCATCTGGCACTGCCTTAAGGAGCGCCTTTGTGGGAGCGTCCAGGGTTTTGGCCACCTCTGGGGGGATGAGATCAAATGGAGTGTTGGCAAGCTTCTTAGCTGCTGATTCAAAGGAGGGAAGTCTGCGGAGGAACTTGGAATCAAGTGGTTTATCAAAGAACAGATTGCGCCCTGTGAGCTGCTCTGCCGCAATTTTAAGCACTGGATTTGAACCTGCGCTTAGCTTTTGTAATGTTCTTGTGGTGCTGTCTTGCGCCACCTCTGTGAGTTCTGAAAGTGAAAGTTCCCTTGGAGCAAACACTGAGAAGTTTTCCAGTATGGTATTGAGTGGAAGACCAAATCCCCTTCCGGTGATTGGTTTACCCTCTTCGTCCCTTCCAAGGGGAAACGCAATTTGTTCCAGTGCGGTGAGGGAATTCAAACTTCTTTGTTCAAACTGATCCACTGTGGGAGCAGCATTTGGATCTGCAAAGAACTCAGCCACACCCCTTGCAGACTTAAGTTGCACTTGAAGATCTCCAGGGGAGGTAAACAATTGAGTGATGGTTTTCTTTGTGGCCTTACTCATCCAACCATAGAAAAAGAACATCCTTCTGAAAAGTGATTGCTCCACCTGGGAGAGGTCTCGGTAATCTATAAGTGCATCTCCTGTGAGCCTCACCGCATCCCGAACGGAATCCCCACCTTTCATTCTGTGAAGTAGGTGGTTAGCTCTAAAGAAGTTCTCGAAGTTGTCTCTGAGTTTGTCAGATGCCACTGAAAGAGTGGCCCCTACTTTTCCACTCTGAGCGGTTTTGAGTATGCCCCGTCTTTTCTGGAGAAGCTTTTCAATGTTAAGTTTCCCACTGTCCTTCATGACCTCAAGGTAATCTTCGTTAGAGAATTGTATACCATTTTCACGAAGTATCTTTTGAAAGGTGGGAGCGTCGAGTATTTGGCCATTGTCAAGTGTAACCGCTCTGGGCTTTGCCACATCCAGAAGACCTGCGGTTTGTGCATACAACCCTGGATCAATAGCAACCAAACTTCCATCAGCTAAGCGGAAAAATTGGTCTCCAACTAAATTACGGATCCAGTAAGCGGGAAACGGTAACGTCACGGTTTTCTTAAGGAAATCCAGTGCTGCATCGCTAGATTCGAGCATTGCCCTTCCAAGCTCAGATTCCCCAAACGCCATTTTAATGAAGTCTCTGGCCTGCACTGTTTCATCAAATCCCTTGGCAATTGGAAGGGGGAGCACAAACTCTTCGTTATTAAACTTCTTTGTTACACCTGCAACTTCATTAAAGATTGCTTCGGGGTGAATACTGTCTTTGGGTCTGATTTTAATCTTATATGCTGTTCTGCGTACCACTTCTCCCATGTCGGCAATGGAATTCACCACTGCGGTTTGCCCAGATACATCATGCAATACAGCAGAGAGTCCATCACCTTTTATGTGATTGAGAACCTCGGCAGTGCTTTCAGAGCCCGCAATCTTGTCTGCCTTAGCATTCAGAATATCTGATGCTACTTGGTCTTGTGTTTTTGTAACAGCCCTGCCCCTGGCAAGTTCATCATCGGTAAGGTATGTTGGGAGTGGAAGCTTTTCTCTTTTGAGGAACTCAAGTGCTTCGGTATCTCCTGTTTCTGAAGCTTTAACAATCTTTTGGTATTCATCAATTGGCATCCCATGTTCTAAAACAACACGTTGAAAATACTTATGTTGAGCAATTGCCTGAAGTCCTTTCTTTCTTCGCATGAATGCTGCGGTAGAAAGATCCAAATTGGTGACCAATCCCCTTTGTTCGAAAGCCTTCGATAATGTATCAAACTTTCTGGTCTTAAGAAAGTCGGTATCTCCCTTTATCCCGCGCCTTCCAACCTTCGCCATGTTTTCGTATATGTGGGGAACATATGATGCAAGAAACCCAGTGCGGACTCCATGCTTCACTTCTTCTGCTGCCATTGAATCAAAGAAGCCCACCGCCTTTAGCACTACATCTTTAAGTTCTTGTGGTTGATCTGTTTGTAGCCACACTTGAAGGTTCTCACGGAACTCATCTTCTAGCCCTGTAAGGGATCTCAGTGTGGTGACATCTACCTCATCTCCCCTGAGCGCAGTGTTCACCACCTCAAGTAGTTCTTTTTCAGCAGCTTTAAACTCTGGAACCTCTTGTGTGAGCTTATTTAGTGAATTGAATGCAAGTCCATCCAGCACTGCAAGTCCCTCATCCAATATGGGCCTTTTATTTTCATCGAGAAGTTCATCACCAAAAACCTTAAACACATCATCTGCCGCCACTCTTTGAGTGCCAGCTCTATTAGCCACAAATGCCCTTCTTGAGTCATCAAACTTCTTGCCTGTGACCATTTTTTGAAGGAACACCTTTTGGAATCCATTGGCTGCAAGTAGGGTGCCCCTATTCACTATCTTTGCCACCTCTACCGCACCTCTCACCGGAGCCCCAACATAGGGGATTTTCTGCACAGTGTTGAGTGTGTTCTCTAATGTTTTAAGCCCCACTGCTCCAGCAGCACTAATGTTTTCAAGTGCGCCCTTTACCCCTGGGGTGAGCACGAGATCGCTAAGACCTTCCCCCACTTTGCTGAGTTCAAGTTCTCTTGAGGCTAATTTACCTGGACGGAATACATTCCCTGCAAGGGTGAGGGCCTTTCTTATTGCACTCGCACCTTCTGGAATGGGCTGTGCTTTTCTACCTTGAAGTGCCCCAAGGAAGGGGAGGTTTAATTCAAGGCGAACACTTCTCTTTTTGAAGATATCATCGACATTGGTGAGATTAAAATCTCCAAGCTCTGTAAGAGGGGTCATTCTCTGCTGTATGCGAGAAAGCTCAGAAGCGAGAGCCTCTTTCACTGCGGGACTCTTTGTCTTTTTGAACTTCTGAAAGGTAGTGCGAAAATCATCAGCAGCGCTAAAGGCATCATCTGCTATTTTATCTGCATGTAGGGTGAATTTTCCACCTGGGGAAAGTTTGGTGAGAAGTTCTGTCTTTCTTGCTGCTCCTAATTTGGTGAGTGCCTTCCCTCCCGCTACCGCTGCCCCCTTAGCGCCCCCAGTAATGATATTAAGAGGATCAAGAAGAATCTCGCCAGTGAGGCCCAGAATAGCCCTAGCAGCAGGACTCTGAACACCTTCCCTGCGTAGTACATCAAAGAAGTTAATGCGCTCACTGAGACCTCTTGAAACAGCTCCAGATATTCCAATATCAATTATGTCTTGCCTTCCAAACATTGAATCTGCAATCCCAAGAATTATCTGCTTGGGTTTGTCAATGACATTAAGAGTTTTTAAGAAAAGAGATTCTCTTGGTTCTGTGAGATTGGGAGAAAGACCCGCATCCAGCACTTGTTGCTTGAGGGTATCGATGCGGGAAAGTTGAGCTTTAGCGCCCTTATTTGCTGCTGTGTTGGAGAGGGGATTAAACAAAGTTGCATCACCTGCCGCTATTCCTCTCCGCAGATTGTCTAAGATTTCATCTCTTAGGCCCATTATTCCTCATCAAAGCTTGCCAACACTATAGCAAGATCGGTAGTCCCGAGTTCAGTGGCTCTATCAATGAAAATATCTGTCTCATCATCAGTGAGCTTTCCGATATCTTTAAGAAATTTTCTCTCTTCAAAATTGGCTCTTTCTATGACTGGACCGGGCACAATTGGGAATCCAAATCCCATCGTTGTGGTAGGTCTTTTATTCGGCACCGGTACATCGGTTCCTCTCTCCAGAACTGCTCTAAGTCTCGGGATGCCCCTAAGTCCACCAATAAGGGGATCGGAGGTAATTGCCAGAAGTTCTTCGTCGGAGTCAAACTTATCCCTGTCCAAGTCAAGTTGATCTCTTTTAATTCTTCTTTCACTGGTAATCTTAAAACGTTCAAGGGCGCGTTCTGCCTCAGAAATATCTCCCCTCTGTTCCAATGCTTGCTCTTCTAAGTCAAGCTTTTTAAAAGTTGCATCGGTATCTCTTTCAAGTGCAGCTATTTTTCTTCTTTGAAGACCAAATTGCTTTAGAGATTCTCTCCGCTCTTGTCTAAACTTTGTTCTACGTTCCCCACGCTGCGCTCTTGTTTCCTCTTCTGTAAGTGAGATCTCTCTTCCTCTAAGGCCAAGCTCTTCTCTTTTAATCTTTGGCTCTTCTTCGAGTGCGGTTGCGCTCGCAAGTGCCTGCCTTACCCCTGCGAAACCTGCAACTTCTTCCTGGCCTATGAAGCCCGCCACCATTGCAGATGCCGCTTCTTCTGGAAGACCAAGGGATTTTAGAGCCTTTACTCTTTCTCGATCTGCAATACTGGGCTCTGCTCTTGAGAATGCGCCCCTTGTTTGCTCAAAGGGTTCTGCTGGTGCGCCCGCAAGTCCACCGGGAGCCCCCGCAACCCCCCTCACCACAGAAGGACCCACCGCTGCAAAGGTATCTTCTGGTCTTGCGCCCCTTGCGCCAGCGCCTTGCTGCACTAATGTATTTAAAAGTTCCGCTGCTGCAATATCTTCTGCGCTCAGGGGATCTGCTTGTTGTGCTCCTGAGAGAAGTTCATCAATCACCCCTGAGCCTGTAGAACCTGGATCACCTGCGGTTGGTATGATATCTTCAAATTCAAGTTCTGGGAACTGTTGTCTCAGCGACTCTAATTCATCTGCGGGACCTTCATCGATATTATTTCTGTGTGTCATGAGAAGAATCTACTTAGTAAGCGTCTTATTGTCTTTTGATTTTCACCCTTAAGTCTGTCTTGTAAGATTTCTCTACGTTCAGCTCTCTTTGCAAATCCAAGTTCTTCCTCTTGCCGCTCTCTTGCACTGCGGATTTCATCCTCCAGCGCTTGATTTTCTAACCTCCTACGTCTGAGATCGATTCTTGAAACCCTGCCCGCTCTGATTGCCGCATTACGTGAGGCACCTGATGGGGTTGCGCGACGAGATCCACCACCAAATCCACCAGACTGAAGTTCTGGCGATATACTTAGTCCTCCACCTGTGGGGGCAAGTGCAGCGCGGGAGAAACCTCCACCACCTCCACCGCCACCGGAAAGTTGTGATATAGCTGGCCCACCACCCCCAGGTCTTCCAGCTCTCTGAGCCTGATCCACTTGTTCTTGCAAAAGTTCAAGTTGAAGTTGCTGTGCAATATTCTCTGGCCTTCCAGCCACCTCTCTTCCCCTTATTGCGGAAGCAGCGCCCGAAGGGGGGAACAACCCGCCCCCAGGACCGAACCCGCCTGATTCTGCGACACTTTGAAGTAGACCTTGAAGTCCCGGTTGGAAAGCAGTAAGGCCCGCTGTACCAGCACCCCCACCACCACCTGGCGAGAATGCTGCTTCCTGATTACGCCCGAAACGGATGTCTCTCCTTTCTTGGGCAATCCTACTGGCCCTTGTCCCGGCAGATTCACCACTGCCACCCTGGGCCGCTTGCCTCAATGCCCGCTGAATTATTTGTTCAATATTCTCATCTGCCATTATATAAACAATCCCCCACCGATTGATTGAAGCACTCCAGCTCTAATTCCACCTCTTTTGGTTATCTGGTCAAGAAGTGCGAGTGTTCTATCTGTAATTGTTTCTCTTTGCTGCCCGCCCTCTAATTGTCTGAGGCGTTCTTGTTCTTGAAAAATGTCTCTTCCAAACTCATTGCCCGCGAGTGATTGCTGGAGACCAAGCTGGTTGAATGCTACATCCAAACCACTAAGTCCCTGAGCGCCACCAAGGGCAGCTTGGAGTCCCTGGAGTCTGGATTGTTCAAAGTCTCTTTCAAGTCCCACAAGACCTTCCGCTTCTGCGCCCAATCTCCCTGCGCCTATTTGTCCCAAACGTTGCTGAATCGCACCCTGGAAAGCGCCCCTTCCACCACCAAGAGCTTGGTCAAGTGCGCCTTGTCTCGATACTTGTTCTCCTCTTTCCAAACGTTCTCTCAAACGGTTCTGTGCCCTATTGAAACTTCGTATTGAGCCCCCTGTCCCACGTTCGAATATATCTTGGAATTGCTGTCTTGCTGCACTATCCCCAAGACCAAACTGCTGAAATTGGGGTGCTTCCCCACCAACAAATCCTTGGCCTAAATTGGTAAAGTCTTTTGGACTAAAACCTGGGAATCCCGCACCCAGATCCACATCAAAGGCATCTTTGGGATCTATGAAATTAGTCCCATCTCCTCCATTACCAGGACCCGCTGGAGGATTGAATGGTTTCTCCACTACATCCTCTGCTCCATCACCGCCACCACCACCAGTGCCAGCACCTCCACCGAATCTAGCAATTGGGGCAAGCGAAAGTGCTCCACCTGTGAGGGGTTGCACCTGTGTGGTGATTGGTTGTGTCCCGAATTGTGGACCTTGCAATCCAGTGCTTAATTTGGGAAGTGCTGCCCTATGTCCAGGTATGTGTGGCATGGTTATCCTATGTTCGTGCGTCCACGTAAGCTAAATGATTTGTAAGTTCACCACCCACAAGTGCTTTAGTGTAAATTATAAGCCCCCTCAAACCACCATTAAGACCATTATTGCAAAAGGCACTGAGCTGTGCATAAGAAAGCCCGAATCCAAATTCAATTGAATTTGTTGTGTCGCCGGTTGTGAGCGTATTGGTCACAGGAGTGAGGGGTGCAGAAACAGTCCCAAGATACGCTGTTAAATCAGAGGAATCTGAACCAGCAGCCTTAACCCACGTAATGGCATAATTGGTATTGGTTGAGAGAGTTGCGGTAATCCTACTGAATAGCCTCTCTCCATTTGATGCAGTCATGTCGAAGTGCGCTCTTGGACCAGTCTGTAAAATATTTTGCACCCAACCATGGAAATTCCCGGTATTCACTGTACTTCCAACATATCTGGCAGACGAACCAAGAAACCCGTCAAAGTGAACTATTGCTGTGCAAGTAAATTCATCCGTTCTGGCGAAGTTGGCAAATCCAGATGGGAGATTAAGTGTATCAGTAAGGCTGCAAGTGGCAGATGGTGTGAGATCCCAATCATCCAAACCCCCTAATCCTGGCACTGCATAGGTAAAGCGATTACCATTTGCATTTGCGATTGGGTGATTTGCATTCCCCGAGAGATCATCTATTGACGCTATGGGGTCAGAATTAGATGTCGCTACAATCGTTCTCCCAATATCAGTGTACAGAGTTGATTGCCCCTCTTCTAGCCAAATAAGAAGCTCGGGAATATCTGTGGGGGCAAATGCGCCAGCCCCAGGGGAAGAGGGACCAGCGCCCATGAGAAGTAGGTCACCCATTATGGAATTTCCATGTATGTGATATGCCCACTTACCTGAATGGCTCCGCTTAGTTCCAGATTAAGCAACTGACCCGCCACTGTTTCAAAATGTCCCACCCATGAATGTGGAACAGAAATTCCACCATTTGCATCAAAAGACATGAGACCAGTGAGGGCTGCTCCCCCTGCATTGGATTCAAACCTCACATCCACTGCCGCTGCACATACCAATGCATAACTAAGTACTCTAATCTTTGCACCTGCCACTAAAGCAACAATAGTATTGTCACCACTAACCGATGCATCAATTACCGCAAACCTTTGCCCTGTGGGAAGTTCGGTGTAAATTGATTTAAGTCCCATGTTTCTCCTATCTCTGTTCTCTTGAGAATCTCTCTCTGAAGTGAATATTAAAATCTGTAAGAATGGGTTGGTCTGTTGACACCCCTGTGAAAATTCCATGCAAATGCATGAATCTCATTTTCTGTTCAGTGAGACGTTTGAGGTCCCCACTTCCGGTGAAGCTTTTAAGTTCTGCACTAAAATCTCTGAGATGTGGATCTTCAAAGTCTTTCAGATAATCAATGGTTCCGAATTCTGAAGGGTCAGAGTAGTCAGTGGTAAACCCAAGTGAATGAATCCTCCTCACTCCATTATTATCTGTGCCCACCACAATTCTTTCTGTAATGTATTCAGCGGTTACATCAGTGGTATCATCCTGGGCCATGTCTCTCCGGTGCTGCGACACCACTAGCCCCTCAGTCCCATCAAATATTCCACAATAAGTTTTGTCTTGTTGGGGGTCTAAAGTATCGGATGAGGGAAGTGGGGTGAAAAGAAATGTTGCATATGCATTATCTGAATTTAAATCCTGCACTTGTTCAAACTCATAGTTGGTCCACTGGTTTGTTTCTGGAGACCAACCAGCAAAAAACACCCTTGTGGTAGCTTGCGTACCTGGGGCCGCTGCATCATCCCAGAGTGCTGTGGTTCCTGTATCGGAATCAACCCATTCAGCAATACCACCTTGACCACTAACCACCCAGGGAGCGCCCGCAGTGGAGATTGCACTTATCATGAATAAAAACTGTCTGAGCGAAGGACTCCAGGTGATTGAGGTATATAGAGCTGCATTATATTCATTATCCAGAATCTCACTGAGAGTGGGCTCCAATGGTCTTGATATGTGCTTTAGCCCATTTGCATTCTGTGATACAATTCCCTGCTCTGCGAGTATCACTGTTTCGGAACCATTAGTGGCTACTCCAGTGGAGAATAATGTTCCCACCCCTTGCCTGAGCGGAGCAAAAACAAAGTCCGTGGTAGAGAATCCCGAAACGAATGACATATTGCGCGGGTGAAACACAATCATTCTATTGGGGGTTTTAAGTAAAGCTGTTACAGGTTCATCTGCCACCAAAAAATTAGAGGTGGGGAAATATTGTGTATCATTATCATTCCCGATGTAGGGTTGTGAGAAATGAATCACAAAGGGATCATCTGCGTCCACATACCAATTTCTCTGATTGAAGGTCTGCACTATAAAACTGTTATCAGGTGGGAGCGCCCTGTCCCCTGGAGAACCGGATGATACCCCCAAATCTGCATCAAGTGTGGTATCGGTGAAAGTGGAAGCAGCAAGTGTTGTGGTTCCAGCAAGGAAGAAAAACTCCCCACCATCTTGAGTTCTGTAAATTCTCTTCTCATCCACACCTGTCGCTGCTACTGTGGTTTCGAGAGCACTAAGGTCTATCTGGTCATCCACCACCGTGATGGGGTCGCTCACTGGGGAGAGATCTGATTCAAGTCCAGAGGTAGAGTTACGAAAAGTATACACATATCTGAATGTTCCGGTAAGGCCACTACCCGAAGATGCAACTGTAGCTGCTGCGGTGGGGGCAGGTATCCCTACTCTTTCAATATCATTTGCGCCCCCATCCCACCTGGCTGGTCTTCCCCCCGCAATAAAAAGATTGAAACCCATTTGGGAAAAGGTATTTATCTTTGTGGTATCGAATGATGTGTTGCCATCCACCACCACACTGGACCATACACCACCTTGAAAAGTACGAAAATCAGTACCACCAAAGTTTACCAACAAACTGGTGGTAACAGGGATAAGGGAGGTGGAGGCTTCTGCAAGATGTTCTCCCATTCCAAGTGGCACCCCCAATCCAGTGTCGATGGTTTCTGTAAGGGAGCCCTTTCTGAAAAGCACAGCTCCAATGCGCTTATCCACGGAACAGTTTTTTAATAGGCGGAAACCCACCCCTTGGGTATCAGTGTCGGATGTGTTTTCATCTAAGCCTTGTGCAATTGAAAATCTCTGAACATTCCTTGCCATTAAAGTCTGAATCTATTTTGAAATATACTATCCACAATGTTGCGTATGTATGAAACATTAGAGGGTACATTGTTTGCAGAACCATTCTGCTGTATTACATTTACATCTTCTGCATTTTTCAAATTATAGGTCTGCTGAAATCTTGCCCTTGGTATTGTGGTTTCTATAATATCGATTGACCAAACTGAGTTATCATCTAAGTCTGTGCCAAACTGCACCTTATAAAATTGATTCCCAATCTCAGATATAACAGGGGATATAGAGGAAGCTGCTGAGTTCTTCAACAACTGCACTGTAAAGTCGCTATCTACAAGTCCGGTAGTGGATGCGGGACCAAAGTGATCCACCACTAAATCCCCTGGGGTGAAAGCTGTCACAGTTCCTTTTCCGCAATGATAAACCTACTACTTCCAATGTTAATCACCTGAATGATTCGCCAGCCTTTCAGACCAAAGTTATTGTTGTATGCATCCTCAATCTCTGTGGGGGTTTTGCTTGTGACATCAACAAGAGCAATTTTTCTTTTTGCACCAGAGCCAGACTTCTTGCCTAAACTTCCCCCCATTATAGCGCTCTTATAATGTGTGCTGTTAAATCACCGCTGGTTGGTGCTGTGGTGCATGTTGCAACAAGCCTTAAGAATGGAAAATAATCGTCCACTGTTTCGTACTCCCTACCGGACGCCACAACATCAAATGGACTTCCAATATCCACAGGGGTAGAAAACACTGAGGTTCTATCGCCCTCAAGTTGACATGTTACAGTTTCATCAAGCGTGTTTAACACAAAAATACTCTTTGCGGTGTTATGCTGATTATCACTTACTGTAGAATTATGAGCGCTTGTGTCCCTGATTTCTAAAGCATCAAAAACTTTTTCATCCCTCTCTGTCATACCACTGTTTCAATGCCATTAAAACTTACAGTAAATTCTTTGCCGGTATCGCCGCTGATTGATTGAATTCGTACTACCTGGCCCGCTGTTGCTTCAAGTGGGCTCGATCCATAATTGACTGATATACGATTTGTATTGGTGGAATTTCCAAATCTTATTGAATCAACAGCAGTCCCGGCAATTTGAAGTTCAACTTTTCCAATTGCGTTGTCTGCTTCAAAGCTCCAATTATAAATTCTAAATATTGTTCCAGTGGTTACAGTGTGTGTTGCACGTGTTGAAGGTTGAGAAGCAACAACCGAACTATCGTATTCCATGACACTTGTTCCGGTAAGTGCCTGACCGACAACATTTACATCCTGTGCCTTTCTTCTTCCATCACCTACCCTTGTCATATCTTTAGCACCGTAACGGTTACATTCAGTGTTCTACCCGCACCACCCAAGTTTGGGAATGCATATCTCACCTCATCTCCACTTTTAAAATAGAGTGGTGAGGGGGGTTGATAAACATAATCTTCATCATTCCCAAGTGCTTCGCGATGAATTAGGGTATTATTTGCACCAGTTGTTCCAGAATTAAAAAAGATATCAAAATCAGCATTACCGCCTGACCCAATTCGATTCACGAAAATTGCGGAAAGTAAGAAGTCTGCTGCAAAGGCGGTTGTGTTATTACCTGTGCCCGCACTTATATCGATTTGCTGCACATCCTGATCTAATTCGGGCAATATGATAAATTGATTCAGCATTCATTAAGACCTGAACTTAAGTTGGAATATATGCAACCTACTTGTAGAGGTGTGTGCGGTTCCCCCATTCAACCTACGCATTTGGAGCAGAATATCAATACTTCCAGTGAGTCCGGTCCTTACATGTATTGGGGTGATGAAATGTCTATTCCCGCCAGTGTTTGAGCCATGGCCAGTCTCCACCAATTCCTTACCAACAGCACCATCAATCCTGATGGATGATCCAATTTGAAATCCAGCAATTGCTTGGCTACACGATAGCTCTCCGTACCCTATAATTAACTCATCTGATTCCGCTGTTATGGCTTGAGTGATAAGGTCAACTGTTCCAACAGTGCTATCCACCCCACCATCTGCTGTGGTATACTTTACCCTAAGACCTGATAAATTAACCACCACTCCAGCATCATCTCTTGCCTTAAGTTCTGTATCGGAGGTGTCAGAGTAAAGTCTCCATCCCGGTGTAGAAGGATCTGCTGGTGCTACAACATCGAGATACTGAACAAAATTGTCCTTAAGCAACACCCCATCTGCGGTAATGCCAGCTCCCGCAACACGTTCTGCAATGGTATCAGTGAGGAGCTGTGTAAGAAATGTGGTATCATTTTCTATGTCGATACCAGCAGCGCCGGTCTTTTCCCCAATAGAATCAACCTTAATGTCGGTATCATTTTTCGGTTCTATCGCCATTAAATCACCCTATAGGATTTACCAATCTTCATCACTGGACGAGACTTTGTTCCCCTGAGTTGAGATTCCATCCTTGTGATTTGTTCATCGAGCCCCTGAAAGAAATCATAGGGATTAATAATCTGTTCAGGCATCCGTACTTGTTCTTTCACAAACATTACTGCACCATGTATGAGAATTGAGTCCCAACGTTGGGGGATCTCTGGTGTGCCCGCATCTGTGTAATCCGCAGGTGGGATTCTGAAGTGAAGCGTGAGAACCTTATCCTCCACTGGTTGTGGGTGGAGTTCAAGTTCATCGGATGCATTTATTGTAAAGCTGCGCTCAGGTCTTTCATCTATGACCAACCCACCAAAGATTGCAGTACGGAGGCGTCCAGGCTGTCCCTGAAGTTCTTTCCATTCAAGAAACCTTCTGAAATCAAAAGGAATTCCTGTATCGCCCAGTGTCCCTACAAAAAGAAGAATCGGTTCGAGGGGCGAGGATGCAGAAGTAATATTGAACCCAAGCGCAGTGAAGAGGGGGATCTTATCATCGGTAGCTGTCCATGTGTGAGTAGCAGTGCCCACAAGGGTATCGAGGCGAACCTTGGAGGCCACATACTTCATGGCCTCCTCTAGTCCTTTTTCTGCTACTGATTGAGCATCGGTGTTTCCCACCTCATCTGCCAATATCAACACAGTACTTCTGAGCGCTGAGTACAATGCCAATTAATCAGCTCCAGGGTAAGAATAATGACATTCAATGACAACATCACAGTTTGCACCAGAACTTAAATTGGTGCGAAACTTAACAAAGCTATCACTTGAACTGAATGGCATGACCACTGGCTGAGCGTCCGCATTTTCTGCAAGAGTACCATCCCCGCCATCGATGTCCACTTCGGTCAATACCGCATCTGCGGAATCAACAAGCTCAATACTCGCCCCGCCGGTAGGGGAGGTAGTGATGCTATATGCTCGAAGTTTGTATACCTCGACTTCTCTATTAGCGGGAATTACAAAAGCATCTATGTCTGTGTCATCCGATACTGATGCTCCCACCTTAAAACTCTTAACAACTCGTTGTCGTCCATATTTAGACATGGCGAATCTCCAATTTAAAATTGAAATAAAAAGGGGGACCGAAATCCCCCCTGCGTTTATGCGCTGCTGATATGTAGGATATGCTCTCTGGAATGAACCGAATCAGACAATACCTTAAAATGTACTGAAATCTCATACCAAGCCAAGCCCAAAAATCTACCATAGTCACGATCCTCTCTTCGGATCTCGATCGGAACCCCGACTTCTTTGACCACGGCATCTGCCCCCATGAGGAACCCTTCCTTAAAAGCTCCGGTAGAGGTAGCAATCTTATGGTTATCAAGGACCAACCGCTGCATCTTTACCCTACCAACTTCGTTGTTCAGGGCATCACGTCCCGAGTCCCTGGAAAGCAGGGTCGAAAGCGTGCTATCAATGGACAAAGATTCTATAGAATCAGGTCCCCATATGCCCAGGTAGGATTCGCCATCCCACTTTGGGATATTTTCATCGGTTGCGCGAGTGGTGATGAAACCGAGATTGTCAAGGTCAAGATCTGTATCCTGAGTAAAGGTTAGTGTACCATTCTTTACAAACTCACGGTCAGTAGCCGCTGCTGCCATTGCGATTTTCCAATCGGTGGCCTTAGCTGCATCATAAGATCTCGTGTTCATGACCTTCTGAAAGTCATTCATAAGCGAAGCCAAATGGACATCATCAATATCCAATCGATTAAGATCCTTTAGCTTACCAGTGAATTGTATAGAATTGCCTAGCTCATCCAATGTGGCGGTTGCCTTAATTGGGGTGAGACCAGTACTTGGTATATCTTCGGTTTCTATTAATACACCCCCTTCGGTATCGACATCAGGCGCAAACGTATATTGAACGGTGTCGCCTTTCCCCTTTCCAAGCTCTCCTCCGGTGGGGGGGACCGCTGCCTGCGAAAATGCTTTCGAAGGTTGCGCTTCCTGCCTAACCACCATAGTAAGCTCATTGACACTTGTAGAAGCATCATAAGCTGCAAAAGTCTGTGGCATGATTATTCTCCTTAATTAGCCTTTGGAACCCTGAGACTTCGAAAGGTATCTTTGCCCTGATTAATGAAATCTAATGCTGCTTTGTCTGCATCTACAGGAATTGGGGAACCCTGTGGCACCCCTCCGCTTGCAGCAGGTAACATTGCATTACGTGCAATTTCTTCATCAGATAGCCCCTTAAATTCGAGCCTCTCTACGGTTCTGTCTAGTGATTTCTCTAAAATCTGTGCGTCAGTTTTATTTCTGTTTTCCTCAAGTGCGGCTAGTGCATCGAAATCCGCCCTCACCTCATTGCCATACTTCTTAAGCTCAGGATATTTATCATATACTGGTTGCATGGCGGTGATGCATTCCTGTTCATTTTGTTTCTCTGCCCTAAGCTCTGTCCTCATTTCTTCTTTGGCAATCTTTCGATTCTCCTCAAAAAGTTCTGAGGGAGTCTTGGCAAATGCTGTGTGAAGTGCATGAGGTGTTGGTTTTTGATTCACACCTGAAAGTGCAGCGAATGTTTCCTGCATTTGCTTTTGCACTTCTGCATTCACCTGATCCGTAACAGTTTGGGTCACTGTATCTGTCACAGCTCCGGTGACATTATCTGTGATATTTTGAGCAAGTGCTGCTTCATCTATCTGAGGTGCTTGCTCTTTGGAGTCCTGAGCGGAGGAGGTAGATGTCTCGCCCTCTGCTGGTGTAGTTTTTTCTTCTGTCTGTTGGTCACTCATCCTTATTCATCCTTATAATCTTTTCATTACGTGCTAGTCTGGCCCTCTCTCCACCTGCTATGATGGAAATAATGCGCTGCTCTAAATGGTAGTAGGCTCTAAATTCTCCCACTGCTTTTTGCTGCTCTGCTGGATCATTAACCTCAGTGAGCTTAAGCATGACATCTCTTTTGCCCTGTGATATCCAAGCACCAAGGGTTTCCTTGAAACCTGTGGTGTTCACAAAAGACAAAAGCCTATCGGAATCCAACTCCACTAACGTTTTTTTCATATGTGTTTATTGGTTTACGATGTTGAGAGCACCTTCTGGAAATCTTGCGCCATTTTGAGGGGCTCCCTGTGCATTCTGTTGCTGCTGCTGTTGCTGCTGTTCTTGTGCAGCTTGAATCTGTAAAAGAATCTGCTGGTGCTGCTGTGCATGTTGCTGGAGCGCTGGTGTGGCGCTTGGGGTATTGAGCAATAAAGAATGTGATTGGAAGTGCAGCTCATGGTCATCTTGCTCTTGCACCTCCACTCCCCTACCCGCAAGGAGAAGCTGATTCTCCAGATTGATCCTTCCCAACACAGTATCGGGAATGAAGAAGTCATCCACATTCTCAAATCCAATTGCCTCAAATGCTTCTTTAGCAAGAGGGGCAAGATTTACCATCTGAGCAATAGGACCGCTGCTGTTAACAATAGCAAGTGCATCATTGAAGTCATCAATCTTGGACGATTTGTCAATCTCAGAACTAAATCCCTTAATCTTAAAACGATAGAAATTATTGAGGATACCAAGCCTTTGTCTTTCATCCAGTTCTGAGAGAACTCGAATCTCCCCTGCGTCCAGTACCTCTTGTATCTCTGGATTAGTTGTGATGGTTGGAATTGCAAATTGAAGTATGCGGGCAAAGGTTTTCTCCAGAAGTGGGATGATAAAGGTGAGTTCAAGGTCAATGGCAACATTGTTTACATTGCGCTGTGTGCCCTGAGATCTTATCTGTGACTCTGCTGCTGTGACTCTGCTTCTTTGGGTTTGACCTCCAAGGTCAATTTCTGATATACCCATTTGCTCATCAATGGACTGCTGTAATATCTGGTTTGTGGGGGTGAATTGATTCTCAATGTTTGAGGTAAGGCTCACATGATGAAAGGCATCGCGGGGTGGTCCAAAGGTTTCAATTATCTTTCCAGGTTCTATCCCTGTTTCAAGAATACCCTTATCCACCAGCTTGGCATAGTCCACTCCTGTGATTCCCACAGTGTTGAATCTCATCTGGTCATTCGCCAGATTCATATTTGCGTCAAGTTCTCTTGACATTTGGACTGCATTATCACCCGCGCCTGCGCCTGTGGGACGGAAGGGAACCTCCTTCACAGCACTGTCTACAAATGGGGTAAGTTTATGGGCGGGTGGCTCCCAATATGGATACTCCTCCCATTCCTTAATAAGTACAGAATTGTTGGCTATGACACAGCCCCAAGCTTCCTTTTTAATCTCCCCATCCAAAATGAGGGGACCAAAATAAATGGTAAGCTCTACCACATCAGAGTTTTGGTCTGTGGTGAGATTCTTAAAACGAAAGTTCCGTGTGCGGGTGTGTTCCTGCAACTGCCCAGTACTCACCATACTCACTGCTTTCTTATTGAAAAAGCCTTTCTTCGCAAGGTCCTCTAATTGCCACAACCTCATACGGGTTTTGTAGGCACCCTGCATTGACTCTTCCATGTATTGGGTATTGGTGTCCCAATAGCGATCCATGGGATTTATCACCTGAAGGTCTAGGCATCCCACCTGTATGAAGGGCTTGATATTCTTTTCTGGCCTTGCGGGCTCATCCCCAGAGAGAATCGCGGGAAGTTCGTTGAAGGATGCCTCCACACTGTCCCGCAAGCCCACCTCATCCTCGATTGTGAGCATGGGATTCTGTACCTGATCGGCAAGTTCTTTCTGCTCCCTCACCACCTGGGGCTTTGTTTTAAGGGATGTCCACTCGGGATTCCTTACAAGACAATTCTTCCACGCTACCGCTACAGAGCCCATAGAAATGTATGAGCTGAGCAGAAAGGTGGAAGCTCTCCTTTTAAATCCTGCTTTACCAAGGTAGTAATCTTGGAGCTTTTTGAATATAGGAGCAAGAAGAAGGGCAAGCTCATTGTCTGAGTTTTGAGGCTCAAAGTCATAGAAGTCTGGTTGGGTAAGTAGTACCTCTCTACTTCTTCCAGCAGCACTTCTTATTCTGGCTTCATATTTGCCCAATGAGAAATTGCTTTGCCACTCTTGCTTTTCATGGAAGATAGACCCATCCGTGAACTGAACGAAGTTATCTATCCATTTGTTTTTAATGAGGTTGGTCTCTTCATCATGCTTAGTGATCCACTGGCTGACAAAGGAGACCTTTTCCTCATCCTTAACTCTTTTACTTTTTCTTGCCAAGGGCTACTTTCCACCCTTAATCATTCCCTTTTGGGGAAGTGGGTTAGCCATTGAGCTTGCGCCCCTCTTTGCACCCTCAGAGGTATAACTTACAATATTGGGTCCAAATGATGCTGGCATTGATTCTTTAGAACTATTAATTGGCTTTCTGTCCTTACTTGCCATGAGATTCTCCTATCTATATGTATTGGCGAATGAGAAGGTTTTACCCCCCCTCTTAAAATGTTTTGCTTTGAGTGACCACTTAAGATAAAAAGTGATTAGTCTTGTGGCGATTACCACTGGGCTCTTAGATTGAAACCTATCATAACCAAGCACCCAAAGATTGTTATTGTGATCTATACATGCTGCAAGAAACACAGTGAAGTCTGATTGTCCACCCTCTGAATAAGCAAGGTCTCCCGAAATGTATAGGTGTGCAGGAAGGTCTTTTGGGGGATATATTCCCTCTGCGAGAAATGCAGGTATCATGTGGAGGGCATCAGCTATATCATCATGCTTTGCAGCTCCAAGCCTTCGAAGCTCATAACCCAAAGAATCAGTGTTGGATATATTGGGAGGAATCATCCAAGCCCTGCACTTCAACCTCCCCTCTCTGGTGATTGGCTCAAGTGCGGCACATATCTTATCTGTTTTCGTGAGGCCCTTCTCCTTCTTCTGGGCCACCGGGACAAGATACATCCCAACATTCTGTTCCCTATTTATCTCCTCCATGAGAGAGAATATGGGCTTCCCGCCCCCAGTGATTTCTATTCCCACCTTCATACACTGACCGAAATCGGGGGTATCTTCGGGTTTATATATGTCAATGTCTTTTATGTGGAGAATCTGGTCTTCTTCTGGAACTGGATTATTTCTCATTTGGCAGGCAAAGTAGTGGCGAGACTTTGGATCTGGTACAGACATTTCCCTTATAAGACCATCGTGGGGAAATCCCGAAACATGCTTTGAACCCCACCTTTTCTTTAGGGGATATATAGGGTCCTTTTTGGGGTCATCTTGGATAAAGCAGCTCTTCACCAAACAGTGGAAATATCCCTGCTTCCCCACAATCTTTTTGTCAATGGCCCGACCCGCTGAATCACTATCATGATAGCGGGTTTGGTTCCAACGAAACACCCCATTGGGGGGTAAGAGGCGAAGACAATTGTCAATGAATCTTATCTGCTTCTCCCAACCTTCAGGAGATGAATTTTTGTCTACGCAAATGTCATCTAAATAGCATTCGTCTGGATGGTAGCCTGTTATGTTTTTATTTACAGAAGCGAGAAGGAGGGTTGGTTCCAATCTTGCCCTTCTTGCATGAGAGGGCAAGGTGTATGCATACATACCCCACTTTTCACACTCTGCGGTAGAAGATGGAAGGATGTCGGAAAAAGCCCACTGAAGCGTTGTATTTTTTAATAGAGTGTTCCCTACGAGGCTTCCGATACCCTTCGCTAAGTCCTCAGTGGCCGAGGCCGCGAGGATTGAAATCGATGGTTCTTTAATAATACTCTGAATAATCCTTGCACCAGAGAAGAGAGTTTTTACATGTCCTCTGGGCAGAACAATAAGTTGGTCTTCATGCTCATGCTTCGAAGCAAAGGAAAGTAATTCTTTCCCATGAAGCTCTTCATCAAGAAAGTGCCAACCCAACACTGCCCTAATCAGGAACCACAGGTCTTCCCTGCACAAAGCTCTAAAAGCCTCTTTGTACTTTGCTTTACTTTTGGATTTTAGGTGCTTTAGAATCTGGAGCTTTTCCCTTACCGCTTGGTCAGGGTGCTCATGTATTATCATGACTTGATAAGTTTGGCCTTCTTCATGCGCCCCACAAAATCAGTAATGGCAATAGCAATCTTATCAACATCTTCACGAATCATCTCAGTCTTATAATCCATACTTTTAATTTTGTCTTCCATGGTGAAGAGGTTAAGAACCACCGCTGTCAGGGTGCCCAATATAATCCCGAAAACAAATACCACTATAAGTGCTGCCATTATAATCCCAACTTTATCCTTCCAAAGATTGACTTGCCCTTCTCTTTCCCATTCACCCTTGTGGCTTCGGTTTCTGTGTGGGTACTCTCTGGGGTGGCGGGCTCTGAGGGGTCCTGAACAGAAGAAGGGTGAGTAGTGGAGGGCTGAGCTGGAGAGAACTCCAACCCCAAGGTTCCAGCCCTCCTGAACATCACATTTCCATCATCATCTTCAGTGACTAAAAAAACCTCTCTCACAGGAATGTGCTTCTCTGCTGCCTCTATAAGTTCCGAGAGGGAAAGTATAGGGGTGAAAATGGTTGGATCGTCACGATGTTTAGCCACTACACGAGAAGTCTGATTGTCCACCCTCTGAATAAGCAAGGTCTCCCGAAATGTATAGGTGTGCAGGAAGGT